ACGTCATTTTTCCTTTTGCTTCACTAATAGGACATCCACCACATAATTCGTTTTCACAACAAATTTCACTTAAAATCTTAGTTGCTTCTTCTGCTGTCAGTTCTTCATCTGCCAATCCTTCAAGCATTCCATCTGTCCAACAACATCCATATTCAACAATGCGATAGTAACCACGCGAGAAAACCTCATTAATGGTTACAGTTTCTCCGCAATGCTGTGACATAACGTCATTAAATATCATTCCGTCATATTCTTTGCTAACTTTCAAATCTTTTCTGACTCTTACCTTGTCTCCAACTTTGTATTTCATTTCGTGCCTCTCTTTCTCAGTTTTTCTAACAGATTCTTTCTCTTCTGTTTCTTCTCTTTCCATCGTCTCAGGTACTCAATCTGCGCCTGATCCTCTTTCTCTTGTCTATTCATGGTCTTTATCCCTTGTACAGTTTCGGAAGTGGCATCCATGCTGTCACCTTGTACAGTGAACAACCGCCATGTCCGTTTGAATATCTGTCCCACTCAAGGTATCCATACTGTCTATCAAGCCAGTGCTTTTCCTCATCCTCATCAAATACCTTGATGTAACACCCAACGCTGTATTCTCTGTATCCGTTACCGCTCTTGGATGCGATTGTTGTAAGGACATCACTTTCATCTTCCGGGAGTCTTTCCGTTACTGGAATCCATCTACAATCCTCATCGGCATCGTCAATCTTGCACATGCTCTCGACATACTTTCTGACATTCTCGGTTGCCAGTAGGATTCCTTCATCCTTGCGATCAGGGTTCAGCTCATCCGCTCTTTCTCCCTTTAGTTCTTCCTCGGCTTCATTCAGCCACGAAAGAAATTCTTCTACATCAAGTGTCTTACCCATTGTTTCTCCTTCCACCAGTTGCAACGTACTCTCCGTAACTCATTCCAAGCTTTCTCGCTTCTGCTGCAATCCTTGCTATCTCATTTTGGTACTTTGGCTCTCTTACAGCCTTTTTCTTTTTCGGCATGGCTTTCTTTCTCTTCTCCCATTGCTCTTTCTTCTGCTCGGCAGTCAATGCCTTGTATCTTGCTTTACCTCTCTCGCAAGACTTTTTTCTACTGGCTTCTGCACAGCAAGCCTTACTGCAATATTTCTTGCGATTGCCGACTATCTCAAATTCTTTTCCGCAGACTGAGCATACCGCCCAGCTGCTTTTTATCTCTTCTGCCATTCTTAATCACCTTCCTAGCAACTTACTTTCCAGATCATCCATGTCGTAATGTCTTCTCTCAAAGTTGTTATTGTTCTTCGTTGCTGGTTTCTTATCGTGCCGTTCATCATACTTTCCTTCAAGCACCTTCACAAAATTATTCGGATTGATGAACCAATCGAAGTTCAGTGAGAATCTCGCATCTGTCTTTCCCTGAAGGAAGTCACTCTGTTTGACCTTATCAACAGCTTGTATCACTTTTTCTTCTCCGAATTGCTCAAGTAAGGCAATCAGTGAAGTACATCTCTTAGAACCCGGATTGATGCGGTAAATCATTTTGATTCCGTAAGGCTCTAGCTGATTCCATGCATCGATGATGGATTGAATGCTATGCTGCTTTATAGATACGTCAGTATCTATATATTCTTTCATTCTTTCCTTCTTTCTTTCTTGTTTGTGTTCCTTTGCTGTCCCTGTGCTGTCCCTTCGCTGTTCCTTTGCTGTCCCTTTGATGTTCTTTTGCTGTTCCTTTTCTAAGTCGCAATCTTGATAAAACCCATAGTTTACAATGGTTATAGCTGTTCTTTTGTTGTTCGCATTTCGTTCTATCATCTTTTGACTTTCTAAGAAGTTTAAAAAGAGTTTGACCTTCTTTCTTCCCCACCCCCAACGCTCCATTAATTTGAGTTCAGAAGTGATAAATGAACCTCTTTCAACCATTTCTGTATGACTGCCTATCAGCACGTTTTTATCTTTGTGATTGGCTAGTAGCAGTAGGTCAACCCATGCCTGGCCTTTCGTAAAAGGCTTGTCACTCCACAGCTCATTGTCCAGCAGATCTCTGTGAATCTTTACCCATCCTTGCATTTCGTTCCACACTTCCTGTACATTTCTATAAAGTTTTCAAACGGCAAGGTAACTAACCACGGCTTATGATTCTTCCTATGCATCACAGTAGGTATTTCACCCTCTCTCGCATCGTTTATGGACTATTCCACAGCTTCATAGATGTTAAGCTTCTCTACCCTCTTGCACTCAATATGGATGCCAGGAAGACCGACTACATCTGCATCTCCATTGGATCCACAGAACTGTTGCCCTCTCCGGCAATCATATCCGTATCTGTCTTTAAGCAGATTTGCTAACTCTCTTTCTCCCTCTTTCCCTTTTCGGTTTGAATTCATCTGTGTCTACCTCCATGTTGCAATTCTTGGCTGTTCGCCTTGCTGTTTTTAGTGCCCAGCCGATACTCTTCAGCCGGCTTTCTTCTTGTCTGATATACTTCATCAGCATCATTCTTTCTTCTAAGATATTCATGTCTGGAATGAAGTACCCTCTTCCATCTTGCATGTTGAGAATCGGTA